ATGACTTTATATGAGTGCTATCCAAAGAACATTAGTTCAATTCAGATGGATTATTCCAATAAAGATTTTATGAAAATGCAAGTAACTATGCAGTACAAATACTGGACTGCTACAACAAAGAGTCCTCTAGCAGACGGACAAAAGATTCCAACATCCTTCATTGATAAATTAACTAAAAACTTTACTGGATTTCAGGAACAGATAAATGGAGTTATCGGTGAACGTGCTGGTAACTTCGTAACAGGTGCTTTGGGTTCTGCTGTTGTAACTAAACTTCCAGGATTGCTAAGATTCTAATAAATACATCATTAAGGATTGCGAATGAAGATTGATGACACATTATCTGCCGAATTTGGAATACAACCAATGGGCAACACTGAAGTGATAACAAAGACTGGAGAAGTTATTAACGACTCTACAAATAAAATTCAAGACGACTTCGATGTTACTCGAGGTAATCTTCGTATATTACTGCAACAGGGACAGGAAGCACTACAGAAGTCACTTGACGTGGCTATGCAGTCTGAGCATCCAAGAGCATTTGAAGTTGTTGGAAATCTAATGAAGCAGTTGGCTGATATAAACCAACAGTTATTAGATCTACATCAACAGAAGCAAAAGCTGGATACACCTAAAGAAGGATCCAGAAAAGAAGTGACGAATAACAATGTTATCTTTACAGGTAGCACTGCTGAGTTGAATAAGTTAATTAAGAATATGTCTAAAGGAGAATAATTATGGCTTTGCCGATGATGAATACACCAACCTACACAATGGTTGTGCCTTCAAGTGGAGCGACAGTAAGATACCGTCCATTCCTCGTTAAAGAGGAGAAAGCACTTTTGATTGCACAGCAATCTGAAGATGTAGTAACAATGATTGAAACATTGAAGAAAGTTGTTAAGTCTTGCGTTCAAGACGAGATTAATGTTGAAAAACTAGCAACATTCGATCTAGAGTATATGTTTACTCAGATTCGTGGTAAGTCTGTTGGTGAAACAGTTGATTTAATTTTTGCCTGTGATACAGATCACGGAGAGCAAAACGAAAAAGCTAAAACCACTGTTACTGTTGACTTGTCTACGATTACTGTAGAAAAATCTGCAGACCATAGCAGTAAGATTGAATTGTTCGGTAATGTCGGTGTAGTGATGAAGTATCCTACAGTTGATGTTATTAAAAAATTAGAGGGTTTTGATACCAGTGACTTAGATACAGTCTTTGATATTATGGCTTTATCTATTGATTACATTTATGATGGCGATAATTTGTTTTATGCTAAAGAACAAACTCAGCCTGAACTATTACAGTTTATCGAAAACCTATCTTCAGAGCAGTTTGCTAGAGTTCAAAAGTTCTTTGAAACAATGCCGAAGATTAAAAAAGAGATTGAATATGACTGCCCTGTTTGTGGAAGACACCATGTTAAGATGTTGGAGGGACTCCAAAGTTTTTTTTAGTATTGCTCAGTCATGAATCGCTTGAGAACTATTATAAAATGAATTTTGCGATGATGCAGTACCACAAATACTCTTTGGCTGAGCTGGAAGAAATGATACCTTTCGAAAGAGAAGTATATGTCTTCATGCTAATTCAGTATCTTGAAGAAGAAAAGAAAAGAATAGAATCCAAAAAGAGGATGTAACAGATGGCAAAAAATAAAAACTATCAAGTACATGTCACATCAAGTGACATGACGGCATTACTCAATGCGCAAACAGAGTCAATGAAATCTCTAAAGACGATTTCAGAAACTATGCAGTTAATTAAATTGACTGAGTTTGCGAGTCTGTACGAGACTAAACAAATTGACGATGATGGTGATAGACAAGAAAAGATTGCCGAACAGAATGTTAAAATTGATAAAGAAATTTTAAAAGTTCAAAAAGACATCTCAAAATCCATTAAAGAACAAGGTACATATACCAGAGAAGAAGCAAAAGCAATTGCTAATATTGCTAAGGGTATGCAAACATTTAAGACCATGGGAGATCGAATCTCTGATATGGGTAAAAGTTTCAAAGATAAGTTTGGTTCTGGATCTGCTCTAAAAACAACTGCATTGAAAGCAGTGAATATTGGTGGTATCTTTGATAAGTCTATCGCCAAAGAAAAGTTTATTCAAACTCAAAGAAAACTTGGTTCTGAGGATGATCGCTCTACTCTTTCTGGTAAATTTGAAACTGCAAATAGAGCAGCAAAAGATATCAAGAAAAACGAAGCTGAAATCTCCCAGTTGAAAAAAGATACTGGGATGTCAGAAGCTGAATTGGCTAAGAGAGGTGCAGGTAAGGATCTATTCGCTAAACGAAATTCTCTGACAGATACTCTTGCTGGCGCAGATTTAAGAGCAGGTAGTTTAAAAACTTCTCCAACTCAGCAGTTTGCAGATTCTGGCGCTAACGAAGAACAAGCACTTGAAGCACAAAAACATGCTCAGAAACAAGAAGATCTTTTTATTAAAATTGAGCAGAATACTCGTGGTGAGTCTCCTGACCAAAAAGCTAAGCCAGCTGAAGGTGACAAAGCAGGTGGAGGTATGCTCTCTGGTTTAATGAGTGGTGGTGCAGGTAAAGCATTAGATGGCATGAAGAAATTCGGTATCGGTCTTTTGGCAATTGGTGCAGCATTGTTTGTTGCAGCAAAGGCATTCCAAGAATTTGGCGAAGTTGAATGGGATTCAATCGGTAAAGGTATGGTTGCTCTTGGTGGTTTAGTTCTTGCTGCAATCGGATTAGATAAAGTAAAAGGATCTATTATTAAAGGTGCGTTTGCTCTTGGTGTACTGGCTCTTGCCATGTACGGAATGAGTGCAGCATTGGGTGGATTCGCTGAATTAGAATGGGAAACCATTGGTAAGGGAATGCTTGCTGTTGCTGGTATTGCTGTAATCGCTGCAGTTATGGGTAGTGCTATTGTTCCAATCACTTTAGGTGCTGCAGCAATTGGTTTACTCGGTGGTGCTTTGTGGATTGTTGGCGAAGCAATGCAAGCAGTGGGTGAAGGCTTTTCTCAGATGACTGACGGGTTGACTAAACTTGGTCAGCTAGATGGTAATAATCTTATTATGGTTGGTGCTGGTCTTGCAGCTATTGGCGCAGGCATGGCAGTGTTCGGTGCTGGAACTGCTGCAGCTGGTATCGGTAATCTAGTGGGTGGATTCTTAAATCTAGTAACTCCTGGAAAGTCTCCAGTTGAACAGATTATGATGATGGGTGAACGAGGTCAAGATATCAAAGCAGCAGGTGATGGTGTAATGGCTCTTGCTACTGGTTTGGGTAAATTCTCTACAATTGATACTAAAACAATTAAAGCGATCTCTGACCTTCCAGTTGATAAAATTGCAGCTATGGGTGCAGCAATGAGAATGGCAAATGCAGTTGAGGGTGGTTCTAGAACAAACGCTGATAATGCTGCAGTAAGTGGCGGTGGTGGCAGCGGTAACACTGCTGTTGTTAATGCTCCAGTCACAACAAACAACAATACCTCTCAGATAATTAGATCTCCAATTCGAAATCAAGAATCTTCGATGTCAAAGTTCGTTGCAAGCAGATACGCACGAGCATAAAAAATGGGAGCCGATCGGCTCCCATAGTACTTCACAGTGCCTTTCGGCAACTCATAATTAATCTTCTTTAGCGATCTTCTCAAAGTAAGACATAACATCATCGTCGTCTTCTTCCATTGCCTTTGGTGCTGGCGCAGGTTTAGAAGCAATCTTTGGTGCTTGTGCTACAGGACGATCTTCATCTTCAGCGATCTGTGCAGCAGACTTGCTAGCAAAAGAATCACCAGACAAAACCTCATTGAGTTTCTTCTTCAACTCATCATAAGACTTGAAGTTCTTACGATCAGTAAACTCAGACAACTTATGCTGAGAATTAGCAATGTGAAGAATTGATTCATCGTCACTAGCAATTGCAGCTGGCTCCATGAATGCAGACTCATCATAGTTTGCGTAACCATCTTTCTTACGCATACGCAATTTGAAGTTTGCACCTTCCCAGAAGTCGAAGACATTGACTGGCTTCTCATCTTCAAAGGTTGGGCGAGCCTTGTCCATAATCTTATCAAAGATTTTCTTACCAAACTTCCACAAGAACACTTTACCTTCATTCTCAGGATGCTTAGGATCAGACACAACCAAGACATTGGCAGTGAAACTTAGACGACGCTTTTGTTTACGTGCAATCTCTTTGTTCGCTTCAGAACCAGAGTTCCAAAGAGTGGTATTCAATTCACCGACTGGATCATTTTCACCAAGAGTTGTTAGAGAGTTTTCGATATACCATTTTCCAGTTGGACCTTGGAAGCCATGTGAAAAGATTCGAACCCATGGGAGTTCGTCACCTTCTACACGAGGTAGAAATCGGAGTGTTGCTGTTCCGTTACCAGCCTTGTCACCTTCGAGACGCCAGAAGCGATCGTCTGTGAAAGACTTTTGTTCGGATTGGGGATTTGCGACTTTTTCGAATGCATTAGAGATTGCACCAAAGTCAGAGTTGCGCATCTTGCGCAGAGATTGAATATCCATCGTATTTCCTTTGTATTAAAAGTATTAATTTGTATTATCGTTTTGTATATGTTGAATCTGAATGTCATCACTAATTTCAATCTCATCGTCAAATGAGTCATCATCAAATTCTTCTTCAACATAACTATTTAGCGTTTTCATACCACCACCTTTTTTACCAGTGGACTTTCCAGAACGCTTTCCAGAAAATTCGTCATCGTTTCGTTGCTTATTATATGTCTTACCCATTGTATCACTCTGCAAGTTCTTCTTTAAAATGCCCGAAGATTTTACCAATCTTTATTTTATCGTATTTAACGAACCCAGTCAACTTTTTAATTCTTCGCAACTCATCTTCCCATATGTACTTTACAGAAGCATGGGTTGCCCAGTCATCAAGTATATCTATCTGGTCGTTTATGATATTTAGTGTCTCTATCGCAATTTTACCTCCAACAAATAAATTTAATGCTACTGGATATTCGTTTTCTGTAAACTGAAATATTGCAGTGGATTTTAACTTGTTCACTTCAACATAGGTTAAAAGAGTTGCTAAGTCATCCACGAAAATCTTAGTCATAGACTGCTTTCGTTTCTGCCATTGTAAGTAATTATCGTCTGCTTCTTGACCAGCATAAATCGCTTGGTCATTGCCATACGCAAAGTTAGCCACAAAGAACTGGATGATGTCTTTATCATCTGGTCGTTTGCTTGCCAACTTCTCAAAAATGTATCTATCATTACGAGCATTAAATGCCTCACGAGTGCCACGAACATTACCTCTGTTTTCAAAAACATTGAACCTGTCGGTGGTAAAGTGAAGTTTAATTGCTAGGTAATAACGATATGCCTTAAATCCATCCATTACACATCCAGTTGTGCTTGCTTTGGTAAATAGTTCAACTCACGAAAATTCATCTCAATTTTATCTTTGAGTGATTTGTTAATCAACTTCGATACATCTTCTGGCTCTAGATAGTTTTCTTTACAATACTCAAGAACAGCATCCATGTACGTCAGTTTGCTATCACGAACCATTTTTTCTATGTGAAGAGAGAATTCGTTTGCAGTTTTAAACATTTCGTTCTTTACTAATCCAGTACTGAGTTGCTTTAAGTTCATGATCTACCTTTTCATATTCTTTGAGTTTGTTTTTATAGAGTTTCCAAACAGGTGTATCTGTTTTATCAGCGTCCATCTGTCTTTCAAACTTCTCAAGGAACATAGAGAAGAATTTATCTAATTTCATTTTTTGGACTTGTAAGTCGCTATACTTCTCAATCAGTGTCATAATATATTATACCTTATTTGTTATTGCAAGACAAGTTAATCATGTTACCACCGTAAAATGCAACATCCATGATGAGTGATTCATTTTCATTTTGCAACTTTGCAATCTTTGCTTTCATACACTGCGTTTCTTCATAGTGTCGTTTGCGGAGAAGTTCAAGTTCTCCTTCTTTCTCAGAACACTTAACACAAAATTCACTCATTTCAATCCCCTAATATAATCAATTACCTGTTTGGCATCTTTGTAGCCAGATGCTTCCACAGCTTGATCAAGATAGTCTGAAGCAATTTCATTTAGTCGTTTTGATTGCATCTTAACTAACATCTCATTAGAGAGATGAGTAAATTCTTGATCAGACGAGCCATCGTCATAAACATTTTCCCATGTTCCGTCTTTTCGGAGTCTAATCTTCATTATATGTTTCATTATCCTCTCCTCATAGTGGCAATATCTCTTGCTTGTTCATCAGAGAAGACTGGAACTGCATTTGACTTGTGCATCGTACCAATACCCTTAATGGCAGTGCCAGTGTAGACTGGGTTAGGCTTCTTGTAACAAGGTGCACCAGTAAATGGAAGACTCGGATGCTTAGGTGTCTCACGACAAGCAGGTTTTCCGAGTGAGTATACATCACTGAGTTGTTGCTTTGGTTTGGCAACAGTCTTTGTGGGATACTTCTTTAGCATGGCTTCCCATGATGCTTTCAACTGTCGTTGTTTTGCAGTTGGTTTCTTCTTCTTAGATTTTCCAAGTGATGTATGTAGCATTTGCATAATATAATTATACCTCAAATAAAGTTGCAAGTCAAGCAGTAACCACAAAGCCAGTGGTGTCTTTCTTTGCTTTACCCTTAGCCTTCAAACCAACAATAACACCCTTTGGATCTAAGAAACGAAGATCAGTCTCGTCGCCATTGATAACTGGACGACCAAGATATGTCTCTGGCACTTTGTGGAAAACAGCTGCAACATTCATGCCGTTTGATAACGCAAGACGAACATCCATATCATTGCCATCTGCTTTAGAGAAAGTCAGGTGATAGTTAGGAATGTGTGCAACTTTGCGATTGTTGATTTTGGTGTAGTCGTAGAATTGCACTTCTGGGAACATTTGGAAAATGTTCTTGCGATTTGCAACTTCATACTTCTCCCATGCGAGATCTGAAGTACCATTCAAACGAAAGACTGGAATGAGTCCTTGTTTTTCTGCTTTGGTTTTTGTTTTGATAATCTCAACAGTCAACTCATTGAGGAATGCTTGACGATTTTCGAAGAATGCTTTAGTCTTACGAATTCGTGCTTGCTGAATCACATTGGTTGATTCACCTTTCTTGAAGATGCCACCACGACCAGCAGTATTCAAACATGCAGCAGTGCAACCAGCTGTTCGTTTAGGACACACTTCTTTACCTGATAAAGTTGCAGGTGCAAAATGCAAGACTGAAGACAAGTAACCCTTCTTTTGACCCTTTAACAACTTTGGGTTGCCAACTGTAAGTAGACTCATTTTTAACTTCCTTTTCAACGATATAATAGAGATATTATACGCTAATTCGGAATTAAAGACAACCCCCTAGAACACGTGTATCCTAGAGGGTTGGGAGGTGAGTAACTACTTACTTAGTGGATTTTGGGGTTGAAATCCCTTGCTGATGAGACGCTGCATAGGCTACACAAACCACATCTGACTGGCTTGCGTAGGCACAACGAACTGCAACTGGATCAATTCCCTTTACAATCGCTGATTCCACATTTCTCTCAACAGACTTCAACTCACTGTACTGATAAAACGTAACAGAACCAATTAGTGTCACTAATGCAAGAGTAACACAACTAACAAAAACATTATCATTCATAATAATCCCCTTTAATTTAATAAGAGCCATCATCTAAAACAGCCCTAACCCAAACTGGTCCAAAATAAACAGATGCCATGTATCCGTGAGGATCCATATCTGTTGGTCCAGATTTTTCTACTTTAAATTCCCAGTGGTAAGGATTCAAAACAAATCCAATCCAGACCCCAGAGAATTTTACATAATTAAGAAAGTTCTTTAACTTCATCGCATAATCCTAATTTTTTGGCTTCAAGTGGACTTAACCAAATATCCTGTGGTGGCAAAAGAACCTCTCGGATTTTTGCGTCAGTTAATCCAGTGCACTTTTTATAGTGTTGAATCATTTTCTTGGTAGTTAAGTCGAACTCTTTTACCGTTGCGAACAATTCGTGTTCCTTACCAAACGCACCCCAAGAATACTGGTGTGACAGTATAGATGTATTTGGTGTAAGAATACGATGCTTTTTGTCACCAGCGATAAAAATCATAAGTCCAGCTGATGCGATCTGCCCTAAACCAATTGTGCGAATAGGAATTGCTGAACCTTTCATAGTATCAATCACTGCAAACGCTGCATTTAAATCACCACCTGGAGAACAGATGATGAGATTCAATAAATCAGGTCTCTCCTCAGCAAAGTTTGCCTCGAAGATCCATTCAACTAACTGTTTGGATGATTGTAATGTTACTTCTTCCATGAGTAGATAAAACGAGTGTGCCGAATTATCTCCACCATCATTAAGTTGAATGTTTAGTTTGTTCATCATTTAGATATCTTCTCTCTGTTTATAAAAAATGTGTCTGCCTATTACTACAGTTCGTTCAAGTTTCCATCGTGGATTAACATAATCCGCATGGTAGAATAATGCACCACTTGTCATATCGTGCATTTTTTCATAGTTAGCATACACCAGCAGTGCAATTTCTCTTGCCTGATTGTATGCTGAGTTGTTTTGAATTCTTTTGTTATGCTCGCAGAACCAAGAGAATTGACAAGTAGATTTTGTCTTTTGTTTAACTACAGAGCAAATGTCTTTTGGGAATTGTGGGTTTTGTACCCTGTTCAATGTAACCATCGCAACTGCGATTTTCCCATCTCGTGGTTCAAAACCTGCTTCATAATAAATGTTTTCTGCCAAACAATCAACTTGCGTTTTGGCTTCTGATGTCAATTGGGTATAAGTTACACCAATAATCTTTTCTTGAGTAAAACCTGTACTTAGTATTAATATTGCACTTATTAAAAATATTGCTGCTAAACTGTATATTCGTTTATGCATAGTTATCTCCTTAAAACAGTTAAGGATTGCAGAGTGTGTGAATCCTGCAATCCAATTCCCTATCAGGTGGACTTCTTGCTAGTCTTTGTAGTATCTAGTGGGATGTTTGAAACAAAACCATTTAGGGTCTGAGCCTTAGCAATGATTTCGAGTTCGGATGGATAAGCTGGAAACCCTGGATGAACAGGCATCTCACCACCATTGATTTTAGCAACTTCTACCTTTGTAGACCATTCATTGCTAATTACTTCACGCTTACCGTAGTATTCATCGTTAAGCATGTCTTTTGCCATTTTTAAAAGTTCTAGGCGAATCTCGAACGGAGTCATGTTACTCATATTATTTCCTTTGTGTGTTAATGAGTTGTGTGTAATGAAGGTTTTATTGGGAACCTACAACCCACTGTGTATAATTATTTAGGAAGAACTATTTCTTCTCTGCAGGCTTTTTAGGTGTTGGCTTTTCACCTTTTGGTGGTGGAGGACAATTACCTTTTTTATCCTTCGTCACGCAATTAACTTCTACTTTCTTTTCTTCTTTCTTTGGTGGCTCTGCTGCGAATGATACAGAAACAAATGCCAGTGCTAACAATGCGATAAATGCTTTCATTTAGTTTTCCTTTAAATTATTTTTCAAATACAGCAATGATAAACTCTTCTTTAATCATTGCTCTCTGAACATCACCAATTTTCACTGGAGATGCTTTAGCCCAATCTATCAAAATAACATCATCAATTTTAACATCCTTGACATCTGGACCAACTGCAAGAACAGTCGCCTTTGCTGTATTTCCAGTACCACGAGTACCTTCAATAATAATACCAGACTCGGTTGTGTCTTCTTTTTTATTCTCTGCGACCAGTACCTGCGTCTTCAATGGCAATACATTCATTATTAATCCTTATGTTATAAAATTGGTGATAGGTTATTCTGTTACGAGGAAACCTATCGAAACCCTAAGCAGTGTTTAAGCTGCTAATGCGAACTGTGCGTCGTTTGCGTTTACGTTGTTTTAGTTTTAACATCTTCTCTGATGAGTTGTCCACTTCTGTACTTGTTGCCCTGTCGAAACCTAGTCACCCCCAGCAAAAGTATTCTTAATCTCCAGCTTACTCATGGTGATCAACCCATTTTTAACCTTCTCGGATCCTGCGTCCAGTTTAGAATACTTTTGGTGGAGGTGGGGAGAATCGAACTCCCGTCCAGAACACTTTTCTAGTTGCTTCACACAACCATTCACATATTATACATGATAAATTTTTACAAATCAAATTTGTTTTTATAATCTAATCGTAATTTTCTAAAACCACCAATCCAGTTGTCTCGTTTCTCGATAAACCATCTTGGATCATCACTATCAACTGCCATAATAATAACAAGTCTACCAATAGGAATACCAGTTCGCTCTTCAAATGCTACTGCATATGCTGCAGTCTGCATAAAGTAGTTATGGATGTCATCACGATCTTTTGGTTTACTTGCTGTCTTAAAATCTATGACAGACAGTTTACCTTGGAACTCTGCGATACAGTCAACTGTGCCTGCGACTTGTAGATGGTCAGACCATAGCGGAGTCTCCAAGCAGTGGATGTTGTCGATTTGGTCGAGCAGTGGTTTGATTGAGTTGAACATCTCTGCATCAAACATATCTGGCTCAACATGCTCTCCAAGGAGAAAGTCTTCGCAGTGTTGATGGATTCTTGTGCCTCTGGCACTGGCTTTTCCAGAGATGCGGGTTGCTTCTGCTTCTCCGACCCTTTTTCGCCATTCCATGATTCCCTTTGCTGAGTGCAATCCTGTAACTGTCGTAACGGAGGGATAGGATTTACCCGATGGAGTTTTGTATAATCTCGTACCATCGGGTTTTGTGTCACGTTCAAGTTTACCGAAATCATGATGTATAAAGTTTCTCATTTTAGACTGAGAAACTGCTTCCACATCCACAGGTTGATTTTGCGTTTGGGTTTGATATAACAAATTGAGATCCTTTTAATTTATCACTAGTAAAATCTATAGTAGCGTTGTCAAAATACTGCATGCTCATTGCATCTACTACGAGTTTGTCAATAACAAAGTCATCTTCTTCTTTGTTCTCTTCAATAGTAAAGCCATAATTAAAACCAGAGCAACCTCCACCAGAGATAAATGCTCTTACATAATTTCCATTTGGTTCATCCATTAAGATTTCATCAATTTGAGTTTTTGCGGATTCTGTTATTGTAATCATGAGCATGAACACTTTAGTTGATAGTTGTGAATGGCTGCTTTAATTGCATCTTCTGCAAGTATGGAGCAGTGAATTTTAACTGGTGGTAAAGCAAGTTCTTCTGCTATATCAGAGTTCTTAATAGTCATTGCTTGGTCCAATGTTTTACCCTTAACCCAATCCGTGACAAGAGAACTTGATGCAATGGCTGATCCACATCCATATGTTTTAAACTTAGCATCAGTAATTATTCCATCTTCAACTTTAATTTGAAGTTTCATCACGTCACCACATGCAGGTGCTCCGACCATTCCAGTACCGACTGTTGGATCGTTTTTATCCAAAGAACCCACATTTCGTGGATTCTCGTAGTGATCAAGAACTTTGTCGGAGTAAGCCATTATGTTAAAAGTTTAATTGCATCTTCATAGTGATGAATTCGATCTTCAAGACCGATATAACCACCATTAATTTTCTTGGTCATTAGTTTAATGTCGCCAGAGTCTGCCTGAACATTTAACTTGTTTTTATTCCAGAACCAAATTGCCGACATAAGAGCAAAGTCACGATCAGATGTAACCCAGTCTGGATTCTCAAATAGATTTTCCCAGTCTTCAAACATTTCTTTGGCGAATGCTCTGTAGTTATCTTTTCCAGTTAACTGGATTGGTCCACGACCACGATATTTCCATCCGTCGCCTGATCCTTCTGGTCCATTACCCATACGACCACCATAAACTTTATTAGCAATCATTTGTGGTTTGCGTGCATAAGGTTGTGCTGATTCAAGTGTAGGAAAATACTTCTTGAAGATGCCATTCAATCCCTGTGCGGAATAGTTTAGGTTTTCTTCAAATACTGTCCAACCACCAGACTCATGACCACATTGAGCAAGGAATGCTGCAATGCGATGAGGTGTATTGATATCATAATTAGGAAATACATTATTCATTGACTCTACCCAAGATGCTGGATCTTGTGCTCTTGGGAATAAGTGCTGGAATTGTTCTGCTGTAATCATTTGTTCTCCATGTCTTCTATCTTAAGTTTGGCAAGAATATAATCTTTAACCAAAGACGATCGAACGATGTCGTCAGGAGTGAATTCAACTTTGGTAAATGCCTTCATGTGCATGGCAATATCAAAGAATTTAAGAATACCAGACATATCGTTCTTCTTTTTATTTAGATCAGTCTGGCGGTAATCACCACACCAGATAATCTTTGACATATGACCAACACGAGTCATAACTGTGTCGATTTCTTCAAATGTTAAGTTCTGCATCTCATCAACGATAATGATTGCATTATCAAAGGACATACCACGAATGAACGAAGTAGAGATAAACTCAATGTGATGCTGTTCTGCTAATCTATCCCATGCGTCTTTGCGACCAAACAATGTTTCGCAGATTTGACGATATGGTTGTTGATAGATTTCCATTTTCTCATTCACATCACCTGGAAGGTGACCAATCTCACGAGATTGTACTGCGGAACGAACTACAATAATTTTATCAAATGGATTTGATTTATCGAGGACTTCTTCAATTGCTTTGTAAAGCGCAATGAAGGTTTTACCTGTACCAGCTACACCATGAAGTGCCACGAAATAATCACCACGTTTGTAAGCATCAAAAAATAGTTTCTGATTATCTGTTAGTGGTTGAAATGTCTTTAAGTTGTCTAATCGAATTCTTAATTGGTTATTAGCAATCGGTTTCGCTTCACGCTCTTCATTACTATTGATGTCTATTACTTTTTTAGCAGCTGATGCACGAGCCATTGATGATTCCTTAAATTTGGGATGATGTTTTATCTAATTGACTTCCTGGAGTTAGAGAATGAATTCTTTGAAGTACCTCCTTAAAACCTGTATCTTTTTTAAGAGTGATATGATCCCCAGCAAATGCAGGTGCACTTGTGATAATAGATTCCAATTGGGGGTTGTCTAGTAGATATTGCTCACGAGATGCAATGCGCATGATTTCATCATGAATTTCGCCTGTTTCTCTATTTCTAAAACTATATGTTGGCATAATTTCTCCTCACACCTCTATTTAGCGAGAGGAATTCTTCCTTGTACAATAAACATTCCCTGCAACGCTAATTCTGTATTCATCTGATGTGAAAAACGGATAAACACAGTGCATTAACTTGGAAGGAAACAACATCAATGTGTTTTCGTAACTTTCGTCAACTGGAACATAGTGATTACTGATGCCACCAAGAATTCCAGTGTAAGAAAACTGGAAATGACCTGGAACATTGTTATTTGAGTTAATTCCTGGAGATGCAGCTAACTCATCTCTCATTTTAAATGGAACTTTCGTGTAGATAACAAAAGACATGAATCCATCATGATTATGCAGTGGATTAAACTCATTTTTTGCTTGAAAATTTACCCAAAGAGAGTTTAAACTAAAATCTACCTCTTGTCTTGTGAGAAATGAGTCTTTAAGAAAGTTAAAGAACTCAACATACTCTTCAACATGTGGTAAAATCAGTGTTTCAGCATGTTTTAGTGATTTTGGTAGTGCAAATTCTCTTTTTAGATTGCCACTGAGACGAGTATTCCACTGTTGTGGTTGGTGCATGTCAAAATCTGCTTGAATTTCATCAATCTCATCACGAATTGGTTGTAATTCTTTGTTCGTGAAGACATGCTCAATAAATCCGTAGTTATTAAATGTATTTAAACTCATTATGCTGGAACCATCCTAAATTTTATTTTATCGTTTTGTTTTTGATACACTGCTTTGTGATTTCTATCTTTCCACTCACAGACATACCACTCTGGAATTGGTCTATTTGTCCAAACAGCAAAGGGTTGTTTATCATTAATGTAATAATTGTGATATGCTTGAATAGAATTAGTTGGAACTTTATAATCTTCAGGCATACACTGTGGCATTGGAGTCATACCACCAAATTTTATGTTTGTTGGTAAATTATCAAGGAAAGGAATCAATCTTTCAGCAACATGGTGTTTGCCATAGCGGAAAGTATACTCTTTCATGAGATCTCGCCAGAGAGAGTACAACCACATGTAGTTACTAGAAGTTTCACGACACCAGATACCTGATGGGTGTTTCATATGTGATGCAAGATACAAATTATCTTCACGAGAATCATCTAATTTCCATCGCATTGCTTTACGACCAGAAATAGACTTACCTTCATACTCATGTCCATCGAGTAAACGATGAGCAGTAGACAAAAGTTGTGCGTATTCCAGAATCATCTTAACGACATGTTTGTCAAGATGTTGTTTTGCGCATTCTTTAGTATCTTCGTGAAGATAAAATATATTCATAGCATCCGAATTAAACCAACAATATCAATAGTTACAAGCAAGAGGTAGTTAGCCAACATCCCAACTGATTTCCTAGTATAAGCAGCCCAAGCATAGAGAGCACAACCAGTAATCCAGATAGGATATAAAACAAGTAGTGGAGGATTGGGTACAGTAAGAGCCATTGCGATCGCACAGCCAATACTAATAGCCCAAGCCAACAACTCAATAATAAAACGAAACTTATTGCTATTCCAGTCATTACGAATCCACCTTAAAGTTGGTTCAAAAATATCAAGCATAATGTCTCAATGCATCTAATCCACGAATTCCACTAATAATATCATGAATTTGTTGGATAGAATCAGAAGATTTTGTATGGAGGATGCCATGACCACCTTTAACATTAAAGGGATTGATGCATCCAGAAGAATCATCAACTAAAATTGCTCTATCATGAGCAAATTTTGATTTTTCTTCTTTAGATCTAGAAAAATTGGCTTTGTAAGGAATATTTTTACTATCAAGCCACTTCATCTTTTGATATTTTGCTGCATTTCCTTGCTGAACATCAAAAGTGCCCAGTGAAGTAAGAATTTCAATGTTGATATCATCAAGTTTACTTACATAATTCAGCAATTCTTGTGCATCTGGCATGAATTCTAGATCTTCAAAGATCTGATAGTCCATCACAGCTGCACGGAAGCGTTTTCCGTCAGCTGCATATGTGCGCAAAGAGCGATATGCCTTGTCAAAGTTGCAAAGCACACCATCCATGTCTAAGTATAATGTAATCATAATATTATTATACCTCAGAAATTGTTGCAAGACAACACTATTTGATGAATTTTGTGAAATCAGGTGGTTTCCAACCCTCTGGTTTTAGAATTTTACCATCTTCACGTCGTTTTACAAGTGCAGTGACATGATCGATCTTGGAAAGATTGGATTTTGCACCCTCATCCCAGATATTTTCACAATCCCAACCACGTGACTTCATGTATCCAACAATAACCCACATCATATCGAAGCATGCATCAATTCTTTCAACATCATCGTTGTTGATATCTGCTTCAATGAACTCAGAATACTCTTCTATGATGAGTTTCTTGTATAATTCTGCTTGGTCAGACACAGTCGACTGTGCAAACGCAGGTGTTTCTTGTCCAACTGCCTTTAAGAAGACAGTCACATCAGTAAATACTTTGGTCATTTGTTTCTTTCTGTGTCAAAATAGAATTTAGAGTGAACAATATCATCATCTTTAATGTGTGCATATCCCTGAAGATCATCTTGTGGTGTTTCAAATTCTTCATTTTGCCACTCTGGTTCATAATCATCTTGAACAAAATCTAATTTTCCAGTGGGATTGTAACCACATCCACGAAGAAATAATTCAAAATGTTCAAGAACTTCTGGTAAAAAGTCACAATGGAAGTCATAAGAAACTTTAGTGCCATCAGGCTTTTGCATAAAGTCAGTGTGTTCGGCAATTAGTGTAAATTTTGGCATTAGTCGTGCTCCTGTAGTGACCATTTCAATTGTTTAATTTCATATTTTAGTTCTGAGTTTTCATACTCAAGATCGTTGATACGTTGCATCAACTGAAGAATTGCTTCTTCCTTATCATTCAGTGGGATTAGATTCGTGTTCATTTTCTTTTTTCTTTATTGACCAAGTACCGTCTTTGTTATCTATCCACTCAAGTGTGTCGCCAGTTTTCCAACCAGCACTCTCCATAATCTCATCAGTGAGAGGGAGAATTAAATCTCCACTTCCATCGTCTGCTGCTTCAAGCGTAATTGTCCAGTGTGTAGGTTTCATATTTTTTCTCCGCAGTGTGGACATTTCTTTGTAGAAACATTCCTCATTTCTTTGATTGTTTTGTTTAACTTTCGTGCATCATAAAGAATACGACGAA